AGGTAATCACACAAAATTGTCGTACAAGGTACGGTTGCTGCACCGAGAGCTTGTGCGCTGAACTGTCGGATGTACTTTGTATATGGTGTGACATTTGCCCCATGATACAGTCCACCATCTTCTGATTGGCTTACCTGTTTAGCTACGTTAGGTGGAGCATCAAACCAGTATTTAGACCTGGGGTTGCCTGAGGACATAGACATGTCGAAGTAACCGCTACCACCAATCAAAGTAGACACGTTCTTGTAGTAAGCGTAGTTTCTCATACGCCCTTCTAGTTCTGCATCTACAACTTGTTTGACACTTGTAATCATTACAGTGAGACAGTAGCCTTTCCTGACGCTTTGCCTACCATCTCTGCGACAATAGGAGCATCACAAGTACATGCCTTAATAGTTTCACCTGGGGTAACTACTACGGCTAATTTACATTCCTTACAGTAGTAATTCATATCAGTCTATCGTTATGCTTAATGCTGAGGCTGCGAACTGTGGCTGGATACCACTTGATACGGCAACCGAAGCGTTCAATGCGCCACTGACTACAATCTCTGTTGAGCCTTGTGGCGTGATAGAAACGTGAGTAATCGTGTTTGAACCACCAGTACACTGCGGGAACTGAATCAGGTTATCATTAGTAGTGACTCCACCTGCGACTGTCCAGTCTGTAGCTGCTCGGTCTACGGTTGCTACAGCGTATGAAGTATAAGTAGCTTCGTTAGTTGCTGATGTTCCAGCTTCTCCTGGGTCTGCTGTGTGGAGGTGAATATCAAACTCCGTTGCTGCATCCCATGATATTGCTGTTGCTGTGAATATCTTTGCGCTTAGTGTTGTTTCTGTTGCGTTGCTAAAACTCATTTATTTACCTTTCTTTACGGTTACTTCTGAACCTTTAATTGTTATCGTTGCTGCTTGGATTTCCTCTGGCGTAAGGCTGTACTCACGACAGAGTTTCTCCTGTAATAGACGTATTGCTATGTCTACCTTATTCGGACTGGCTTTAATTTCTTCTGCCATGATTCCTCCTTAGTTAAATGTTGTTGCTGCACTCGCATACGTTTGCGAGTCTTTATTTGTCCAAGCGGTTGAATAGCCACTCGTACCACTAGCGAATAGATAAGCGTTTGTTGCTACCGTCTTTCGCTGGATATACCAGTTGCCATCTTTATCTTCAAAACCGTAGTACTTGTATGTTGCAATCTCTGGGTCTGTTGATGGGGATATGTTTGAAACGTACCAGCGTGAACCTACATCACCCGTAATAGTAGAATCTCCTACTAATGGGGTTTCACCTCTGCGAACCTTTGCTACTACGTCCATAAGACAAGCTGCTGCGGTAGTCGTAACGTCTATAGAGAAGTTAGCACCACCCTCAAAGCCCATGTTTATGTCTGAGACTACTATGTCCTGGTCTGTACCTGTAGACTCATAGATGACTGTTCCGTAAGGTGAAGTGACGGTTACGGTCTTTGATTCTGCGGTAGAGAAGTTAAACTCTATTGAATCGAGGATATAATCGGTAGCTTGGTTAGAAGTTCCTGAGTAAGCTGCTGCATCTAGGTCAAAAGCTAGTGAGGATATGGCGTTTTCAATAGCCATGCCAGCAGATGAGCTGCCAATCTCTGTTCCATCTGGGTTAACAACAACCATTTGGTTGGGCATTACTGGCTTCAGCCTTGAAGCGGTATCAATGCTCTTTAGCCACTCTAGAACTTCATCCCACCTATCAGGAGCTTCTGGTATTACTGTCTCTGGAATCTGAGCTATGGCTTCTTTGAAGGCTTTAGGAATATCATTCTTGATAATCTTTTCAACACCCTTGAGGTCAACGCTGACAGAAGGGGAGTCAACATTGACCACAGGAGCGTCGATTTTAGGAACTTTAACGTTGACTTGTGGTTTTACATCTATCTTATCGATAGACTCTTGTAAAGCAGCTCTCAACTTATTAACAGCTTCAACCACTGGCTTGGCATAATCTGGAGACTCAGGGGCCTCTTTCTTATTTAAGGTGATAAGTTGTTCACGAGCATCAGTTAAGACAGCTCCAAGAGCCTTGAGAGAGTCCTTTGATTCCTTCTTAGTATCATCAGCAACATTTATCAGTTCCTGAACCATCATGGCTATGTCAGATAGAACCTGGAGTTGTTGATTCTCTGGTTTCTTAGCTTCCCACTTCTTAATCTTCTCTTGAAGTTCAGGAGACAGTTTAGAGTAGTCTATAGGAGTCTTTTCCACTATACCCACCTCAGATGCTTCCGCACCTCTTCGGCATCTAATACGATGGTTATTTTTTCATCACCAGAGCCTATGACCATCTTGAATAGTTGGTCGCTCTCGTACTCTGCGGTCATTCGCCAGTCCATCCATACGGCTTTGTGACCATTGTAATCACGAAGTCTGCCATACCCTAAATCCCGTTCTTTCATCTTCTGAAAGCCCGTTTTCCGAATCTCACGACGTTGGTATTCGGCGTTCTCCAATTCAGCAATCTCTGTTGCCGACAGTTTACTTTTTCTAGCCATATTGTTGTTTTCCTATTTAGGACCTGTGTTTATTTTAGCACATAAAAAGAGCCCCTTGCAGGGCTCAATCTATAAGCGGTCAGTCCTTAGCGGTCAGAACGTGTGCGAGGGTCGTTTAAGTCGATAGAGGTATTAGTCTCTACGACTGCTGCACCTTCTAGCACTTTTGGTTCTTCAACTACTATTTTAACTGGCTTTTCAGCTTCTACTTTCTTTTTGCCCATGAATAACTCCTTTAGTTTCATTTTATTCCCAAATTACTGTAAGCTTTGAAGCTCCTGCGGTAACAATCGTTAATCCAGTGTTAAATCTACAGTTAAACTCGTAAGTTCCTTCGACTACAGAAGCTTTGAATACTCCTAATATCGTTCCTGAAGCTGCTGTGTTATCGTAAATAGTTATAGTTCCAGCAGCGGTTTCAGTAATGTTTATTCTTGCCATTCTACCAATACCAGATTTTACAGTCGTGGTAGTAGCTGTTGAGATATATGTTGCGTTTAATGGTCCCATTATATCTCCTACAAGCTCACGTTAGCGTCACCAGAGACACCAGCAACGTTTCCTCTAACACCAGTAGTTGTGCCATCGGTTACTACCGCTGCACCAAGCGTACCAGCTGACATTGTTGTTGATGTCCAAGCACCGTTAGTCATAGTTTCAGTTGTTGCTGTTGAACCACCAATATTAGTGTCAGTAGTAGTAAATACGATAGTTGTTGCGTTCTTAGCTCCAGCTGTTACTAGTGGATTTCTCTTAGTAGAACTTGAGTAATCAGTACCAACTACAGCTACGGAAGCGGTGCAGTTTACGGCATCTTTAATGTTGTCTAGTGTGTTAGTGGCAGCAGCACCAATTTTTATTTCGTTTGGTACTGTATTAGTAACAGCAGCTCTAAAGGTGTAAGTTACACCACCAATTGTTATTGTTTCAGCAGCTACAGCGTTACCTGAAAGGGTAAGTGTAGTTGTTGGTGCAGTAGCTGTGATTGCTACGGCTGTTTGGTTCTTCTCTAGGAAAAGCACCTTCTGCTCTAGCTTAGAGTCATTTGGTATTGTTGATGGGTCAAAACCCATAGCATATGCTCGTAGGTTAAGCTCTTGTCTTGATGGCATAATGCCTCCTTTTTTAGTTGTTTATTTGTGAGATTAGAGCTTCTCCGCTCAAGCGATACTCAGACGTAATGCTTTTCTCATATCACCCTTTGATTATACACCAAAGAAAAAAGCCCCGAAGGGCTTTAATCTTGCTTGTAATCCTAAGATTAGGCAGCAGTAGTACGTGTAACCTGTACCAAGGCAGATGCTCGTTCTACACCAACGCCGTAAATAGCGTGAAGAACAGCTTTCATACCAATGTGGTCGACAGAATCTTCCATCTTGTAGGTTGGCTTCAATTGCTGTGCAAGTGAGATAGCCTTCTTGTGGAAGAACATGTTGCGTCCAGTCGTGCTAACTGCTACGTTCTGGCTCATGTGTAGGTCCATTCCGTATACAGATGCAACTAGTCCGTCAGAACCGTCTACAGCTTTACCAGTCTTTCCAGTCTGGTCGTAAGCAACGTACTTGTTGACGTTCAAAAGGTCGCCCTTTGTGTACTGTCCAATAACACCGTATCGTTCGCTCATTGGAACGTTAGCGTTGTCAAGAGCAGCAACAACAGCGATGATGTCAGCGTCGTCTACAGCTGCACCAGCAGCGACAGTTGTACCAGCAGAACCGTAAAGGCCAGCAAGGTCAGTGTCGATTTGGCGAGCTACAGCTTCGGCCTGAGCCTCACGCCATAGTTGTGCGATGTTGTAACTAGCTTGTACTTTAGCGAAATCCTCAATGAGAACAGCTGAGTAGTAGTGCTTGTCGATGTTATAGGTGATTGGTGTTCCGTCTGGTGAGTCGTAAGTAACGGCTGTAGACGCACTCTTAGCACGAGCGTTAACTGTGTCTAGGAATGGCTTACGGATTAGGTCACCACCTGCGCTCACGAGTGAGTCGTCACGGTTTACTAATTTTGCGAACTTGAGAGCTTTGTAAAAAGGCTTTTCAGCTTCTTTGCTCCAGATTTCTGGTACAAACTGACCTGTAGCCAGGATAGCACCAGTAGTGTTACTGTTTAAGTTTGCCATTTTGTGTGTTTCCTTATTCTATTAAAGTTTGAGTCCAGCTGCCTTATATATGGCAGCCTTGTTTTTCTCAAAGTCTTCAGAACTCATGTTAGCGATGTCTTGAGGGCTACTGATTTGTAGTCCTTTGTGAGCACCACCATCAGGTCTGATACCTGTTTGAGCAGCCTGTTTCGCAATATTCTTTTGCGATTTTAAGGCCATACTAGCGGCTAGTCTCTCTGCTTGCTGTATCCGAGCATCAATGAAGTCGGCATAACCTATATCTGAGTTTTGTACATATCCAGTGTTTGGGTCGAAACCTACTAGCTGTAAGTACTCTCTATCTAAGGCAGTCGCATCAGCAGGGTCTAAGCGGTCTAGTTTGTCTTTGACAAGTGGTAAGTCCAGCTTTATGTTCATCTTGAACTCGATGGCTTTCGACTTCTCTAGGCCCTCGTTATAGCGTTGGTCTCCGTAATTGCGTCTATCTTGGTCAAGTGAATTATACACTTCGTCTGGGGCATCTATTGCTTCCCGATAATCCATAGGTTGACGTTCGTCACGTTGAACTGGCTGTTTAGTTTGCTGGATACGGTCAAGGATTTTCGTGAGCTTCAACTCTTCAGCCTTCTTTTCGAGTTGCTCGACTCGTTTCTGTTGGCGTGGACTAAGCTCGGCTGGCTCTCCAGCGTCCTCTTCCGTGTCTTCTTGTAGCTCTTGCTCCTCGTCTGGAGTAGTTACCACATCCTGATTGTCAAGGTTCTCTTGGCTATCAGATGAATCTTGTTCCTGGGTTACCTCTTCTTGGATAACATCCTGGTTTACATTTTCTTCATCCATATTGGCCTTCTTTCTTTTGTTACGCCCACGTATAGAACGGGCGACTCTATTTAATTTTGTTCTTTAACGACCTCATGTAAGGTTGGTCGACACCTATACTGTAATAATATCATAGTTTTATCTTGGTCAGGATTGGCTGACCACTGTCAGTTGTCCCCGTAAGCATGTGTGAGGTTGGGATGTTACTGGTATGAAAGCCTAAGTCGCACTTGCAGTACAGACTATTACCTCGTTGTTTCCAGTTGTGTTCAGTCTGAATCTTCAGCTTCTCACGAAGTTCATCTTCGGTTAAATGTCTCAGATGCTCAGGCGGTTTCAGCCCTAGCTCACGATATAACTCACGCTCCTCTTCGTTTTGCATCTTTGACAGCCTCCGCAGCATTAAGGTACGTATTGATTACCAGGTTAAACTCGCCGATGATTGCATTAGCGATTGACCATTGCTCTGGTGTTGGGACCTCACCTGTTATGGAACGGCCATCTGGTAAATACTGTTGGTAGAACTCAACACGCCCCTCGAAGTGCTCTTTGAGTCTTTGGAACTCCTTACTACCAGCGAAAGCTGCCATTTGTTTCTCGTCAGCTAAGTCCTCTTCACTGACGGTCTGTTGAAACGGGGGGACAAGATTCCCCTCATCTATAATACCGTTTTGCATAATCCCTCCTTATTGTTGTTATTGCAATTGGTCTAACTCTTGGGCGATAGCTGCGTTGTTAGGGTCTTGGAAGACCTGACCACGGACTGACACTGGTCTAGGTTGGGCATCAGCTTGTGCTTGTGCCTGAGCCTGTGCTTCCATCTCCATCTGCACACGCATTTGTTCTTCCTGTTTAGCCTGGAGTTCTTCCTCAGACATGACTGAGATAAACTTGTCGATACCCTTGGTGTTGACAAGGCTCTGGTAGGTTTGCATGATTTCACCCCAGTTGACTGTTACTCGTGGGTCGTCTTTCATCAAGTTCTGGAACTTCGCTACCGTACTCATAGCATCGATGACTTCTTTCATCTCGTTCTCTTTGGTCACTTCTGCTGTTGAGTTCGGGGTGATGTTAAAGCGGTATTCTGAACCCCTTAGTGTTTCTGGGTTGATGATAATTTCACCAACCGTACCGTCTTCATTTACCTGTACGAGTTCGAGTAGGTCCTCATGTCCTTGTTCGATTATCTCTGCGATGTCATCACTGAACAGTTTAACGGGGATAGATTCTGTTCCCATATTAGCGATTAAGGTATTAAAGCCATCTGTCAGTTGTTCGATAGCAGTTTCTAGTTGAGCACGTTCCTGCCCGTCTCTAGTGGCTTCCTTCTGAGTATACATATCAATTGCGCCAGGCGTTTTGCCTTGTGAAGGGTTGAGTGCTTCTGCGCCAGGGATTGAAGCGTTCTGTGTGCCAAACTGGCTTAATAGTGAGCCTGTTAGGTCGCTCATAGCGGCTTGGTAAGTAGACAGTCCAGCCGTCGATGTTTCCAGTCGTCTGATGGAGTTCGGGATGGTTTCCATGATGACTCCACCTGGGCGGTAGTCTAAAGTATGCTTAATAACACCGTTGGCGTTGGCGACCATTGGAGGTAGTAAGTTCATCTTCAGTCCTTGGAAGTAGAAGTTCCTAATACCATCACGAGCAAACTGTAGTGGCTTAGAGCGTTGGAAGTCTCCAAGACCGTAGAAGGAATCAAACAATGGTTGTGAGTACTTAATAACGAATGGAATGCGACCATTCTTGTGAGGGTTGTCTATCGAGCGTAATACCTTACAGCCGTGGTCAGGAGCAAAGGAAA